ACCCCGCCTTTTTAGCTGCCATTAAAGTAGAACCAGATCCAGCAAAAGGATCTAATACAAAGCCACCAGGAGGAGTGATCATTGTTATTAGATACTCCATTAGCTTCATTGGCTTAACTGTTGGGTGTGAGTTCTTTGTGGGTGTGGGGCGTTTTTTATATGGCACATTGCGTTTATCCTGTCCTGGGTCTCTACCTTCTATTGGTTTAGCCTCTACATCTTCCAAACCCACGTTACGCTCTTTGGTTGATACTTTAGCACAATAAAAGAATCTACTGGCTCCGCCTTTGTCTCCCATCTGTCCAACAAAACCATTGCTTTCTTTTTCGTCTAATCCAAAATATTCTGTTTTGCCACGCTTCGTTGGAAAACTGCCGCCTGGTCTATTTCCACTCTGCTCATCTAACTGATGGCAGGGGCAGTTAGGGTCTGTGTGGATTTGCGAATAGGCTTTTCTTGGTGTTGAATCTACATTACCACTGAAATTGCCGTGAAATAGTTTGTCGTTGCCTTGTCCGTTGATAGTAATGTCTTCTTCAACCATATACCCATCAGGACACGAACAGCTCAATACTACATTGGCGGGGAAGCGACCTTGTCCTATATCCCTATTGATTTCTTTATTACCACCAAGCCCCTTACCCAACACATTATTATCATTGTATTCTGGAATAGGAACACCATTAGTCCCTACCCTACTCGCATCAATGTTTATAGCTCCCGTGCCCCACTCTAATACATTCTTTGCCACTGTGCCTTTGATGGGCTTGCGTATTAGTATCCAATGCTCACAGGCTGGTTTAAGAGCTGTTCCCCATCCTTTCCATTCGTTGGTTGCTGGATCCTCTCTATCTCTTGGAACACGCTTGAAGCCAAAACCCATATCACGAGTATCAAACTTATCACCTTCAACTTCTTTATGTTCCACACCATTCAACTTATCCACAGCAAGCCCTACATTATGCGACTTGGGAAAACCAGAACCAAACAAATGAACCACTACATCCCTAATCTCAAACCCAGCATCTTCCAGTGCCATAGCTGTCCAATGTGAGGTGCGGGGAATAGCCCATACAAACCCGTGTGCTCCTGGCTTTAATACTCGTAAGCACTCCTTAAATAACAGGCGAAAGAAGTTATTTACTAAAAAGCTTGGGATGTCCTTCTGCCCTTGGGTGGCAAAAACAGCACAGAGTAACAAGGTTATCCATTTTATTGCTTCCGCCTTGTTTGTAAGGGATAATGTGGTGGCACTGAATTTTATACTTTCCGTAGCACTTTTTTCCGCACATTCTACAAGTCCAGTTATCTCTTTCATACACTCGCTTACGGATTTCTGACCAGTCCCAACCGCGAAAGCATTTCTTATTTTTACTGCGTCCATCAATGTAAGATGGATTTCTTTTTCCTTGCCACGCTCTGCTTTGGGCAATCTGATGGCATTTTTTAGAGCAGTATTTTGCGTTTGTGCGATAAGAGAAGTTGGAACCACAAATAAGGCACCTGAGTTTTTTACCACTTCCTTTATCTTTTCGTTGTTTATATTGTTTGTGCGGAACAAGTCCAGAAGTTCTGCCTTTGTAATGACAATCGCTTGAGCAAAATCTTTGTTTGTTATTATATGACTGAAACTCTTTTCCGCATTTAATACACTCTTTTGTTCTTTTTGCTTTTTTGTGTTTCCACAGGCAGTCTTTTGAACAGTATTTTCCTGGCTTATGTCTTGTAAAAACTTCACCGCAAAACTCACAAATATATCGCTTTCCCACAAATACCTCCACAAGTGCTTTATTCCATCCCACTCCTTATTCATAAAACCATTTTGCCCACCATTAAGTAAAAATGCCGGCGGGTCTGTAACCAAACTATCCACGCTATTATCTGGTAGTCGCTTTAACTCTTTTAATGCGTCTCCACACTTAATTCTTGACTTCTTCATAATATATCCCAATATAAATCCAGCCCAACACTTGACTTCGCTGGTTCTAATACAGGCACACGAGTATTTATTCCAACTCCTACCTTTCTAAATTGTAGGAACTCAACGCCTACACCTAGATTATACCCAGTATCTACCGACATACGCAACCTTAACTTAAATATATCGTACCACTTGGACTCAGGGCTCTCAACGGTATAATCAAACTGACTGTCCACTATTTCAGCCGTTCCCAGAGGCTCATATTTGCCTTCTAAGCCCTTTACAACTTCTTCCAGTACCAGGCGTCGTGTTTCTAAAAAGCCGGCCTCCTGGGCAAACACAGAGCCTCTCAGACGGTATATTTGATGGGCCGTGAACGTTTCATTCCCGCTAACAAAAATATCGGGGTCTACAAGCTTAAAGCGATTGTATTTATCAGTCCAACTATAAGCTATTATATCATCTTTTACTTCAACGGTAGTTTCACCACCTTTTAATTGTTGCTTTAATGATGCTATTGTATTATCACGACTACGTATCTTTAACTTGTGCTTCTTAACGAAATCCTTAAACTCTTTACTCATAATATCACTGTCTTCTTTCATCTTCCTATTTAATTCTTCCTGTGTGAGTAGCTGGGATTGTGCTAACCCCAGCTCTCTATTAGCCCGTTGTAGCTCGCGTTCTTTCTCATTAAGCTGTCCTTTAATTTGCCTTTGATAGGTTTCTAACTCCTTGGACTTACTACAACCATAATGCCCAGTAAAAAAAATAGCAACGGCCGCCAGTAAAATTATAGCGACAAGCTTCCAATCTATCTTCATTTATGCTTCCTTTATGACAACGTTAATAGCACACTTACCTTTATCATTTTGGCCTTCCTCAAACTCTACACTCTGCCCCTCTTTCAGTGTCTTAAACCCATCTAACTGGATAGAGGAGTAATGAACGAAATAATCATCACCTTCCAGCGGTGTAATATATCCATACCCTTTCTTGCTATCAAACCAACAAACGTGGCCTTTTAATATTTTCCTTTCTTTATCCATTTTTTTCTTTTCTCCTTATCTATATCTTTATTCGTATACGCAAACTCTCCACTCAGCTGTTTAGCAACTTGATCATAAGCAACAGCTGCCTCTTCAACAGTATCGTATAATCCTATATGTATACTTTTATAGTTATGTGTCATGGTCGCCTGCCATTTACCAGTTGCTTTATGCCAAGAAACACCTTTTTTACCAGATGTATTATTCTTTCTTACACCAGAATTAGATGAGTTTTGCGAGTGGGTGGCTATACGTAGGTTGCACTTCCTATTATCTAACTTATTTTGATTAATATGATCAATTATACACCCTGGTTTAGCATCCATTATCAACCTATGTATTAAAATATTTTTCCTACTGGTAGTAAATACATAACCGTGAGCCATATACCAAGTATAATCTTTAATTAAATCTACATCTTCTGCATCAATAATACACTTATGACCACCTATCATATGTATTATAGCAATATTTTTATATTTTATTATTTTATTTCCCTTAATACTTCTTTTCCTACACCCACAACTTTTTGATCCACCCGAACGAAGACTATAAGATGCTACATCTCTTATTCTTCCACACTCACATTGTGCTTTCCAGTATGACATATTATTTTTGCAACAAGAATAATCTAATACCATCCATCTTCCAAACTTTTCCCCTTTTATATCAATTCTTTCACCCATTCCCTCTCTCCTCCAAAAATTATTTTCACTTCCAATTCATTTTTTACTTGACAAAGCTAAAAAATTAGGTTATATTTAAGGAGGTCAACATGGTTGGAATATACACACCACACTATAGGGGTTATAGGGTATAGTATATAGTATATATATTTTTTATATTTCACCATATCTCTTCTCCAATATTCCATTTTTTATTATTATCTAAAAAATCCTTAACAATATCATACACTTCCTGACTCCATAAGGTCTTAATACTTTTACCATATCTCCATTGTTTAATTGGCTTTAAGTTTAAGTGCCATACTATATCATAAAATTGTTGGCGTGGTATATTAAGTTTGTTTAATAACTCATTTGTTGTGTATTTAGAAATACAGTTCTTCGACACAATCATTCTCCTCTAACTCTTCCAAATACAATTCTACTCTTTTTTTCGTATAACTATCATATAATCTATAATGTTTACCTGCTGAATTGGTTCCTACTTTTGCCGGCTCCAGTTCAAGATATTCAATAATACTGTGAAACTCGCTATAAGAAATATCTAATTGTTTAACCATTTCAGTTGTTGTGTATAACTTGTACTTACCCATATTAATACCTCATATAATAAGTCCATTATCATTCATAAATAATGCTTTATATACCATTTTAGTTGATCCCTTTTGTGTAACTAATACTCTTTGCCAGCCTACAACTAACTTACCGTTATGATATAATTTTTGGGAACAAGGGATCATTGTATCTTCATAATGGTATTTAGTATCACCTACAATATGTACTCCTATCTTCATTAATATCTTCCTTTTTAATGTTGTTTATTACCCATAGATAATAAGATAATTAGAACCACAAATAATATAAACTCTGCCATTATCTCTTACCTTGAGCTTTGTCAGCAAGTAGCTTCTCTCTATAAAGGTCTAGGCAGTTGTTTATTACATCGAAGTATTTAACTTTAATTATACCATCTTCTTCTTTTGAGTTCTCTAATAAAATAGGTTGTTTATTCCATTTAGGCGACATCATAATTATGTAAATACCTTTTACGCTACTATTCATTTTCATCATCTTCACTAGCATAACCATCACAGGCTAGAATAAGGTTGCCATAAAATGACAGACGAACTTTGTTAAAAAGTATCCTATCCATACAGCAACCTATACGGTTGCTTATTTTATCGTATTTAATTATACCATCATCATTTTTTAAATCCTCTAAAATAGTTTTATTCCATCTATACGACGTCATAATTGTATAGATATCTTTTATATTACTATTCATTTTCATCCTCATCTTTTATCGTCTTGGATATCAAGTAGATCGTCTATATAGTTATTTATTTCATCGTATTTAACTATACCATTATTTTTTAATTCATCTATAATAGCTTCATTCCAATCATACGACATCATAATTGTGTAAATATCTTTTATATTACTATTCATCTTTATTTTGTTTCCTTTCAGCTTCATATATTTTTCTTAAAATACCTATTACAAATGATGATCTTGATACACGCCTATCCATATTTTTAACAGTTTCATCAATCCAGTTAATAATATCCATCTCGTATCCAATATCTCTTCTAAAGCTTAAAGCAAAGCTTTTATACCTTTCACTTAATTTCTTGGCCATTTATCACCTCTCAATAATGATTTTCTATTATTCCTGTAAGTCCTATTGCCTACTCCTTACACTATTATACTACCCGTCCAGATCAAAAAATTAAACTTTTGTTAATATATATTAAAAAATTAGTAGAAATGGACGCCATATTTGTAAAAATCATATAATAACTTGACTATATTATACGGGAGCACTATAATAATGGATATAGAGGATGTGGAATTAAATACGAACCTGGGTACTACAAAATTAGTGATTGACTTATATTTATATCATTATATACAGGGCTTAAAAGAAAGAAGACTAACAGAGGAAGAAATAATGGAGTGTGTTAAGAAAGAAATAGGTAAATGTAGTACCAATACTAATAATAACTAACGATCTCTATAAATCACACTCCTCCTCAATATCCTTGCCTACTTGGGATAAGATGTTGTAATAAAGTAGAGGCACGATGGTAGTTGTGGTTGTTTGTCCTCCAATATACTTCTTACCACAACTACTACCGTGCTAATGAGTTGTTAAAAGTATCACAGAGTTGCCTATAGTTGATATTTAATAGTTGTATAAAAAATGTTGTACTTAAAATAAAATTATACAATTTATATCAACAACGGCTCCAAAAGGCCGTTTTTTTTTGCCTAAATACTATAAAAGTATAAATAAAGGTATAAAGAGGAGGAAAATGAATGAAGGAGCTAGATGATATAGTTCGGCAGGCTATGATGAAAGAAGTAGAGGATAATCTGCCAAAGGAGATACTAGAAGAGTTACAACAGCTTGGAGTTGAAGAGTATGGGATGATGTTGGGTAAAAGATGGAAAGAATATAAACCATATATAAAGTATATTTTTCAATATATGGATCTAATGGGAGATAGAAGAAGAAATAGAGGATGAAGGGACAACATGGATGAAAGAGTAGCATTTATTTATATTTCTATGATGCCAAAAGTAGGCCATAATGCTAAACCATCAGTAGAAGTAGCGAAGAGTTATTTAGATAGATTATTTAAGGATTATATGCCGTTTAGTGTTGAGTTACAAATAACTATGAAAAAATACTATGGAGGTGAGGAATAATGGGGATAAAAGTATTAAAGTCAGGAAGAGAAGTAAATGTATTTATGGGGTTTGATGAACAATGTATTTTGCTTGGTGGTGGATCCGCTTCTTTAAGGATTACTATTGGAGATATGAAACCATTATCACCATTATCACCAGAAGAGTATAAGGAAATATTACATCTGATTAGTGATGAGTTAAGAGAGTTAAATATGGATATGATTGAGCGTATACATAGAACGTCGTTAAAAGACCAAAAAGATATAGATACAGAGCGTGAAGTGTTTATAGAAGTAATAAATAAGAGTTAAAATATAGGAGGAGAAAAAATACTATGGAGATGAGGAGTAATGGGGATAAAAGTTAAATTAAGTTCAGGAAAAATGGTGTATATGTCGATAGAGTTAAAAGAAGATAAATCAAACGTTGATGTACGGATAAGTCCGATACCATTAACACTAGAAGAGCATATAGAGGTATTAAAGTTAGCTAGTGATAAAGTAAGAGAATTAAATATAGATACAATTGCATGTCTGTATGATGAAGAGAATGGGGTGCTTGTGAAAGTAAAAGAAGATAGTGAGATATAGGAGTTGTAAATGCACTGGACAGAACAACTATTAAATAAAGGTATAGAGGGCTTTAAGAATAAGCATAGTGGTAGTTCCTGCTTAATTATAGGAAATGGGCCATCAACAAAGGAACTTATCAAAATTAAGGCATTCTTGAAGAGTACATTTGATGTTATTATAGGCGTAAATCAAGCTCATCAGTCATTTGATAAGCAGATGGACTATCATATGGTATTGGAGAGACGTCCATTTAAGATTACAGAAAGCCTACGAACTGGTGATTATGATACAGATATGCCTCGTATAATAGATAGACACGAGGACGCTGTTGTCTTGTTTCCACAGGGCTACAACTACTATACTACTTTAAGAGCAGATAAACAGGTAGATGATATAAGAGAGATTAAACCAGATAAAGGACTAATGTTTTCTTGTGGTAAAGGAATACCTATAGGAACAGTAGTGTTACAGGCTTTACACTTTGCTTGCTTTATAGGCTGTACAGATATATTTCTTATAGGTACTGAGTTTTGTTGGAAAGACAATTTTAATGACCACTTTTATGGGAATCTTGGATATAGAGATAAGCACGACCATAAAAAGATACTACTACACAATTCTGATCCATTTAATACCGTGATGGTTGGTGATATGGAAACTACTGATGACTTTATACATACAGCTAAATACATAGATAGAGTTATAGAGGAGTTGTGTAGGCCGGCAGGAATAGAGGTATTTATTATGTGTGATAGTTTAATAACAAAGGCAAAGAAGTATGATTTGGATAAAATATAATAATGGATGAACGTGTTAGGCAACTGTATGTATGCTTTTTAAATAGTAGGTTTACTATGAAAGGGAATCGTCGTATAGAAATGTGTGCTATAGGTGCTGTGAGAGGTATAATTAGGGATAATCCTAATAAAGCAAAGCCGAGTTTTACAGAGCTTGATGAAGATGCTATAATAAATACGGCTATATCAAATGGATGGTAAAATGAAATGTCAATTAAAATTAAGAGCAGATCTAAAATGTGAAGGAAAGGTGAGATACTCAAGTGTTTCATCAGATGGCGGAGCTCTATACGTGTGCGAGAAACACCTAAAAGCATATTGTAATCTTGTTAAATTGGTAGATGCGTATAAGGTCGAACTATCAACAAAGACGGCGTTAGAATTAGAGGAGTTAATAAATGAACAAGATGATAAAAAAGGTCATCAAGATACCACAAAAGGATAGAGATAAATATGATATGACGCCGGAGGAGTGTCAAAAGAGATATCCACCAAGAAAGGTAAAAATGGTTGCCTCCCCACCAGTGTCACCAGAAAGGGCAATGTTAAATAACTTTGTATCTATATTTGCCGGTGAAATAGCTCGTTTAATGGATAGAAGTACCAGAGAAGAGTTGGATAATAAAGATACTAAAAAATTACAGATGTTAGTTGATGCTTTTACCAAGATGAGCAAAGAAATAAGAGAAACCAGGAAAGATAGTATATTGACTGGTAAATCCGATGAGGAAATAAAAGAGTTGGTATTAGAGGCTTTGACGGTGGTAGGTGATGATGAAAACGAAGAATGAAATAGAGAAAGAGCATAGAAATAGAGAATTAAGAAGAGGGAGTGATAGAAAGCCCGTTACCGATAAAGTGGCCTTGGAAATAATATATAGGCCTCTTGTAGATGGTGATGTAAACTTTGTATTAGATAGTTGGCTTAAATCATACAGGAAAGCGGCACAGTTTTACTATACGAACTTAAATAAAAAAGGTGAAAATATACATATTCCAATAGTATCGGAAGCGGTATATTATGCAGGAGCGGAGCCATTAGTAAAGACACTTATAGAGAAAGCTGATGTTATTGTAGCTTGCGATCCTTCTGATTTAAGTAATATATATGGTTATATATGTGCGGAACGGATAGCAGGAGAGTTAGTAATACACTGGATACAGGTTAAGTACACATATAGAAAATGGGGAGTAGGTAAGTCGTTATTTGATATAGTTAAGCACGAAGAAGATCCTACACCATTTTGTACCTTCTATAAACCAGTCGCTTATATAATTGGTAAGAAAAATCCATATTATGAAGTTAATTATGATCCATTTTTATTGTTAAAAGCAGATGCGTTGGATAGAGTGCCCTGTACTGATGGTATGCGGGGCTAATAGTTGTAAATAAAAGGAGTTGAAAATGCCAAGAAAAAAGAGAGAAATAAAGCAAGTTAATTTTATTAACCCAATTTATATAAGATTTAAATCAGTATCCAGGCCAGAAACAAGGGTTACGGCACAGCAGGTAGATAGATTAGAGATGCCTAGTGATGATTTTATACTTATAGATCATAAGGGTTTTATCACATTAATTCCTATGGCTAATGTGATGAGTATACAATTGAAGCAGGAGATTAATGATGGCAAAGAAGAGGAAAAAGAAAACACCTGATGTATTCGACACTTCTTTTAGTGATTATAGGACAGATAATGTTGGTTTAGCTGTTTTATTAACTAGAATGCGTAAAGAGGGTGTTCCTGTTAAAGAAGAACCAATTAACTTTCTTAGAAAAGGAGGAGAGGCAAGATTTGAGAGGTATAGAAACTGGGACGCAGATGGGATTGGCCTAAGTGCTTATAGTGTTGAGGGCTATAATATTTTGCCAACTAAAGAGGGTTGGAAGGCTGTAAAGAAAGTTACAGTAAAAGAAGATCCTAATAAATATCTTCAACAAGAGTTAATACAACCAGAGGGTGATGCTGCTTTATCTTTTTCTACACCAGATGAGTTTAAGCAAGTAAGAAGGGATTTTGCTTATCAATTATTAGAGCGTGGTTTAGATATTAAGGATTATCATATAGGATATAAACCGCATACCGATGATCTTGGTAATATCTTATTTAGCGATGAAGGGAAACCATTTAATGTTGTTATTGCTAAAAGAATTGCATATGATATATAATTATAGTGGATGGTGAAAAATTGGACGAATTAACAGCCAGACAAATACTTGTTGAATATGGGCAAAGAGTTGGTATAGAGAAAGATTTAGCACACCAAGATGCCAGAACTATAGACTTTGGTGCTGATCTATTCTCTCAGCAAAGGGAGTTTATAGAGGATCCATCACGCTATAAAGCTATATTGAGTCCAAGAAGATCTGGAAAGACCTATGTTTCTGCTTATTACTTAATTAAGACTTGTTATGAGACGCCAGGAACAAAGTGTTTATTTTTAGCTCTCACTGCCTCATCTGCTTTTGAGATTATATGGGATGTTATTAGAGATATATGTGAGCGTTATCAAGTAGAAGTAGAAGAAAAGATAGTTACCAAACAATTTGTATTTCCTAATGGCTCAAAGATATTATTAGCTGGTGCTGATAATATGAAGGAAATAACTAAACAGCGTGGTAAGGGATATAAGCTTATTGTTATTGATGAATGTGGTTATCAAAGGTATCTAAAAGAGTTGGTTAATGAAGCTGTAGGCCCTACGATGTTAGACTATAAAGATTCAGTTATATGTCTAATAGGGACACCTGGTTTAATATGTGCTGGTTTATTTTATGAAATTACAGAAAAAAATAAACCTGGGTGGTCTGTTTACAAATGGAGTATATCAGATAATACAAAATTAGCCGCACTTGAGGATGCTACGGCAGAAGAAGTATTAAGACAAATAAAGTTAACTAATGAGTGGGATGATCAGTCACCAGAGTATATAAGAGAGTATTTGGGACGTTGGGTTCAAGAGTCATCTTCTTTTATATACAAGTTTAATTATGAGTTAAATACATACACGAAGGAGCAAGACTTTGAGTATGATTATTTGTTCGGTTTAGACTTTGGTATAGCTGATCCATCGGCTATTGTGGTGGCAAAGTTTAGTAAACATACAAAAACACTTTATGTTGAGGATTGTTTTAAGCAAAATGATATAAATCCAGAAAGAATGTGCAACATAATTAAGTCTTATTATGATAAATATAAGCCTATTGCTATGATTGCTGATGGAAATGGTATAGGAGCCGCATTTTTAAGTCAATTAAACTCTATGTACCAACTACCCATAATACAGGCTGAAAAAAAGGATAAAATTGGCTTTATAGAGTTAATAAATGACGATTTAAGGCAAGGAAAGATAAAAATTAAAGAAAATCTAATAGATATGCAGGAAGAAATGCTTAAATTACAGTGGAAAGACTCTATTTTACGCATATTTCCAGAACCAGCTGATGACCACCTGTGTGATTCTTTATTGTATTTATGGCGTTATTCTACACATTATTTGGGTAAAAAACCGAAGAAAAAGCCATCAAGAGATAGTAATGAGTGGGCAGATGATGAGTTTAGAAAGCATTTAGACGAATTACAGAACCAACAGGAACAATCTTGGTGGGAAAATCTATAAAATACTGTATTAAAAAGAGGCTATAATGGATATAAATAATATCGACTTAAAACAACTGAAACTACTAATAAAACTGCTAAAAGATGAGGGTGTAACCTCGTTTTCGCATAATGGTCTTAAAATCCAATTTGATACTCTTCAAGAATTAACACCACAGATACAAGATATTAAGGAAATTGAGGTTAAAGGAGATAAAGACCCTTCTGATGAGGAAATCCTATATTGGAGTTCGGGTAAATAAGGAGCTTATTAATGGCTAACAGACATATAAGTGGTAAATGGTGGGATAAAGAAAAGAAACACGAAGAGATATTTGCATTTATCAACCACCTTGAAAAGCACGGAAATCTACAAAAGAATAGATTTCTATCGTATGCAAGGTTATATAGCGGAAGAGATTTAGCTGGCTTATATCCACATAATTATAGTAAAACGTCATCTGAAACACCATTAATAAGCGGGGATAGTAAAGCAAAAATAAGATTAAATGTCATTGCTGCTGTTATAGACACTTTGGCTGCTAAAGTATCAAAGAATAAGCCAAAGGTTGTTTTGCTACCGTCAGGGGGAGATTGGGAATTACAACGAAAAGCAAAGAAATTAGAAAAGTTTATATCTGGTTTATTTTATGGTTCTGACGTCTATAATGAGGCACAGAAAGCTTTTATTGATGCTGCTGTTTTTGGTATATTTGTTTTACATCCTTTTGAGCGTGAAGGGAATATTTGTGTAGAGCGTGTGTTACCAAGTGAGCTATATGTAGATGATGAAGATGCTATGTACGGTAAACCTCGTCAGATGCATAGAACAAAGTATGTATCGCGTGATGTTGTTATAGAGTTATTTCCAGAACACAAGGATAAAATAAAAGTAGCACCAAAAGAAGATGAGGCAATAGGTGCTGGGTATATAACTGATAGATCAGTGGCTGATCATGTTAAAGTGGTTGAGTCGTGGCATTTACCCTCATCCGCTAACTCCACAGATGGTAGGCACGTAATTAGTTTACAAAATGTTACTCTTTTAGATGAAGAATACAATAAGGAAGATTTTCCATTTGTTATATTTAGATATAAAGAGTCATTAATGGGATTCTGGGGAACGGGTGTTTGCGAAGAACTTATAGGTATACAAGTTGAAATAAATAGATTGTTATATCGTATACAACAGCAGTTTCATAGACTATCAAATCCTATGATATTTGTTCCAACAGGATCAGTCATAAGTAAAGCACATTTATCTAATGACATAGGAATTATGGTTCCATTTTCTGGTCCAATACCGCCACAGATTAAGGTACATCAAACAGTACACCCAGAAATCATTATGCATTTGGATAAATTATATATGAGAGCTTTTGAGATAATTGGGATTAGTGCTTTATCAGCTACCTCAAGGAAACCAGAGGGTCTGAACTCTGGTCGTGCTATAATGGAGTATAATGATATAGAAACTGAAAGATTTGCTATACAATCACAAAGATATGAAAATGTATTTATAGAAATAGCTAAAAAGTTTATTTGTTTAGCAAGAGATTTATATAGAGAGACGGAAGGATTTGACTTAAAGGTTACAGTGGATGGTAGGGAGTTTATAGAGACAATAGATTGGGCTGATGTAGATATGCCTGATGATAAGTTTATTCTAAAAGTTGGTGCTGCAAGTATTTTACCAGAAACAAAGGCTGGAAGGGCACAGGTAGTAACAGAATGGCTACAAATAGGTGCAATAACACCAGAAGAGTGGAGAGACCTATTAGATATACCTGATCTTGAAGAACATACTGAAATGAAGAGGGCACCTAAAGATTATATTAAACAATCTATAAATAATATGATAGATACAATGATTCCAGTTGAACCAGAACCATTTGATGATATAATATTTGCCCTTGAGTATGCTACTTTAATGTATCAGAAGGGCAAGATGAACAATATGCCAGAACCACGATTAGAGTTATTAAGACAATATATGGATAAAATAACCGCAATAATGGCAGATGCGGAAGAACAGGAAAGAATGGCCGCTATGGAAATGCAAGCGGCAATGGCACCACCAGGTATGGAAGAAGGCGTTCCTCAAGTTGTTCAGGGACAACCTAATCTCCCACCACCTGTTCAGTAATAGATCGCTTTATAGCATAGGAGTTGAAAATGTCTAATGAGTTGTTACCCATTGATAGGGCTACAGAAATCTTAAAGCAAGCAAACGCAGAAGAGGCACCAGTTGAGCCGGAAACAGCAGAAGTTGAAGCAGAAACACAGGAAGAAAAAATAGAAACAGAAGAGCCAGAAGAAATAGAAGAAGAAACGCAAGAGACAGAAGATACAAGTAAAGAGAAGGATCCATTTGCTCCAAAGTTCGCAGCATTATCACGTAGAGAGAAACAAGTGAGACAGCGTGAGCAAGAAGTAAAAGAGCTCCAAGAACAGATGAAAGAATGGCAAGAGAAACAGGAGTTGGTGAAAACCGATCCACTCAAGTTTATTGAGTCTGTGGGATTATCTTTTGAGGAATTATCTAACAGATATGTGTATGGAAATGATAAAATAGATAATTCCCCAGACAAGAAGGTTTCTAATCTTGAGGAAAGACTGGCTAAGTTTGAGAAGCAAGAGCAAGAGCGATTAGCTCAAGAAGAACAGGCTAATATGAAGAAAGTAGCCGAAGAGTATATGAATAACCTAAACAAGTTTGTAGAAGAGTCTGATTTTGAGTTGATAAAAGCAACTGAGTCGCAGCAATTAATAGTTGATACAATAGTTCAACACTTTAATGATACTGGTGAAGAAATGGATATAGCCACAGCATCTGAGTTAGTTGAAAACTATTTAGAGGAACAAGAGACTAAGAAAATAGGACGAGTACTTAAACTTGATAAAATAAGAAAGAAATTGGCCCTTGATGAAGAAAATGAAGAGTCTGATGAGTCGCAGAAAACCGCTGAAGTTGAAAAAGCTAAAACTAAACAAAAACCAAAAAAGAAAACAAAGACACTCTCTAATGTAGATACTTCTGCAGCACCAAAACGAGAAAAGTTTGATGATACAGAGGAAGGTAGATTATCTCGTGTAGAAGCTATATTAAGGGAGGCTAATAAACATTAATAGGAGTTAAAAAATGGCTTTTGACCTAACTACAGGCGATGCGATTCTCAAAGAACTGTATCCCAATGATGTATTAAAGAATCTTACATATAAAGATCATCCGTTTCTACAGATGGTTCCAAAGTTTGAGAAGTTTACGGGTGACTCAATGGTGGTTCCATTAACTATTGGTAATCCACAAGGACGTAGTGCTACTTTTAGTACTGCTGTAACTAATAAGGGTAACTCAACCGTCAAGAAGTTTGTTGTAACCCATGCTAGAGATTATTCTTTGGCATCCATTGATAACCTTATGATAGAGGTATCAAAGGATAGTGCAGGGTCTTTTGCACAGGCCTTCAAGTTTGAAGTAGATAATGCTATTAATTCTCTATCCCACGCCGTTGCACGTGACCTTTTTAGATCTGGTAGTGGTTCTATTGGTCGTGTTGCTACCTCAGGTGGTCTTGGGGCAACCAGTATTACTCTACAAAATATAGAAGAAGTTGTCAACTTTGAGGTTGGTATGGAGCTCAAATTAGACAGCGTTGATGGTGGTGGAACTGTTCACACCGGTTCTGTTACTGTAACTGATGTTAATCGCGACACTGGTGTTCTTACCACTGATGCGACTTCAGCAATTGGTTCGGCAGCTGATGGCGACTACATCTTCCAAGAAGGTGATTATGATGCTAAGCTAAAAGGACTTGCTGCTTGGCTTCCAACTTCAGCCCCAGGCTCTACCGCATTCTTCGGTCTTGATCGTACCACCGATACCACTCGTTTGGCTGGTGTACGTATTGCAAGTACTGATGTGGATGGTCTGCCAATCGAAGAGAAATTACAACACGCCGCTTCACGTGCCGCACGCGAAGGTGGTTCTCCAGATGTATGCTTAGTTAATTACGAGAACTTCCGTAATATAGAGATTTCTCTCGGTTCTAAGGCTGTGTATGACCGTGTGCCAGAAGGTGGCGTGTGGGGTTGGAATGGTCTTACTATGCGTGGTCCAAAAGGCCCAGTTAAGGTCGTGCCAGACCAGAATTGTCCTCCAGGCGTAGCATACCTTCTAACACTTTCAACTTGGATGCTTGCTTCTCCAGGTCCAGCGATTAAGATTCTTGATCGCGATGGCAAGCTACTCCGCGAATCCACCTCTGATGCTTATGAAGTTCGTATGGCATTTTATGGTAACCTTGTTTGTAAGGCACCAGGTTGGAACGCAGTTGTCGACTTAACCTAATATAGATAAAATATGGGGCAGGTTATACTTGCCCCTAAAATTAAAAAGGAGTTGTAAAATGGCTTATTTAAGTTTTACACGAATACAGGCTGCAGAAAGAGGTGCAGTTGTTATAGCCGGTTCCTTTGCTCCTGAAGTCGATTCTGGTGGCGGAAATGGCCCATCAAGTGACGGGTATGATGCTTATGGTCTTGGTTACACAGCAGAGCGGAAGGAAACGGGTGTTGTAGATGTTGTTCTCTCAAGGAGACCAAGTAGAGTTTTATGTGCATTGGGTGGAATAGAATCTACGGCAAGTAAAGATATGTTTGTACAAGTTGAACATCCTTGTCCGAGAGCTGATGGTGATGGTGACACAGTGCGATTTAGAATGTTATCTGGAACCACACTGACAGATCTTGCACATAATGATAGGTTGCACTTCTTCATTGTGGCCGATTATAGTAGTGTTTAATAGAATAACATAATTTAAGGGGCTGGGTTTTTCCGGCCCCTATTTTATACAAGGAGATTAACTTATGGCTGTAACATTGGCTAATCTGCGTACACAAGCTCGTTATCGTGCAGATATGGAAAATAGTCAGTTCATTTCAGATACAGAATTAAATCATTATATAAATAATTCATTAGGTGAGTTATATGATCTCCTTGTGGCTACTTATGGGGTTGATAATTTCGTAGATGGTTATGACTTTACCACTGTATCTGGTTTAAGAGAATACTTTGCTTTACCGAGTAATTTCTACAAAACTGCTGGTGTAGATGTCACAGTAAGTGGAGAAGTCCATTCATTAGCAAGATTTAATTTTAATGATAGAAACTTGTATAGAAGTTCAGTACAAAATGTCAACTCAATACCTCGATTTAGATATAGGATATTTAATAATAAAGTTCTAATACATCCTGCCCCAGATGGTGCTTATTCTGCAACACTCTGGTATATCCCACAAATTACAGCTTTATCATCTGATACTGCTGCGGTTCAGAATACCATTGTAGAGTCTTGGCTTGAATATGTAGTTGTTGATGCTGCTATTAAGATGTTGATTAAAGAAGAATCTGATACAACTATTCTGATGGCCGCTAAAGGACAACTAGCACAACGTATACAGGCATCAGCAAATAGGGATATAGAAACGCCAGAAGTACAGCAAGATGATGAAAACTCATTATGGAACCTACGTATTAGAGCAAAACATAAGGCTAATATGACTAATAGCAATATAGTTAGTGATACAGAACTAAATCTATATATAAATGAGTCTATTGGTGAACTTTATGATATGTTGGTTAAAGCATATGGTAATGATTATTTTCTTGATGGATACAGTATGAATACAGCAGCTGATCAATCAGATTATCCATTGCCATCTGATTTCTATAAATTAGCAGGTATAGATATAACTCACAGTGGAGAGAAATACTCTTTACTACGATTTAACTTTAACGAAAGAAATGTGTATACAAATACATACGTTACTCGCTCTGGTGTTCCATATTATAGATATAGGTTGATTGGAGGTGATCTGAAATTGTTACCTACACCTGATTCAGCTTATCCTTTAACCATATGGTATATACCACAGGTTGATAAGTTATCAAGAGACAATCATCACTTAAGTCTCAATATTATTAGTACGTGGGCCGACTATATCGTTATTGACGCAGCAATTAAGATGCTTGGGAAGGCATTAAGTATGGGAAATCAGGGTGCACAAGTAACACTTCAGACCTTAATGGGACAGAAAGCTGGGATGATGCAAAGATTAACTGAAATGGCAGAAGCAAGAGATTTTGGTCAACCAGAGACAATAACAGATACAGCAAAAGCCAGTTGGGATTATTGGGACGAGGGGTGGCTATAATGGGAACTTTTATAGGTGAGTTTAATAGACATCAACCTACCGCAGGCACTGAGGGTGAATATGATTTAATAACTGTACAGGAAAATATAGCAAAGGTATTAGATGTATTGACTAAATTAGAGATACTGGATGGTACTTTGATAGAAGATATAGAGTTAGAAGCAAATACTGATAAAGTAGTTAATCACGGTTTAGGTAGAGAACCACGAGGGTGGTTTGTAGTAGAGAAAAATATAAGTGGTTGGGCTGTTGGTGAAGTCAATCCATCAGACAACCGCGATAAAGAGTTAATACTACAAGCTGGTGGTGCACAAACTATTTCAATATGGGTATTTTAATAAATGGCACCTCTTAAAAAGGCAATAATTGATATTCCATTAGCGTCTGGCGGTATGGATACTAAAATAGATCCAAAAAGTTTACCGCCTACAAAACTACGCACACTACAGAACTCTGTTGTTCAGAAGACAGGTGAGGTATCTAAAAGACACGGTTATGAGGATATAACAACTGATGCTACTTCATACAATGGAACTATAGGTGTATCAAGTAGTATAGATTCAGCTACATCTTTATATACCTATAAAGATGCACTTGTGGTGGCTGGTAAAGATACTGGTTCACTTCGTGCCTCTAATGATGATGATAGAGCAGAGTTTGATGGTGGTCAACTTTGGACATACGGGAACGCATACGATAATTGGGTTGGAAATGGTAAATATGATCCGTGTACATTTGAGGTGGATAAGATAAGTAGATCAAATGATACATTAGCTAATCCAGATGTTGCTGAAGGTGGTGGGTTTAGAGCCTATGCATATCAGGATGATGGTGCTGCCTATATGGAATTAATTGATGCTGTATCTGGTACTAAATACCTTGAACGTCTTTTAATAGACAATAGTGAACATTATCCGCACGTATTATATATTAATAACCCTGGTGGTATGCAAAATATAGCTGCTGTTGAAGTAATGGTCGGTCTTGTTGCTGATCCAAGTGGTGAAGACCTCAATTATAGGATAGTCGACTTAAATAACCCAACTGATCAGGGTGATAAAGGTGCACATATTCTAAATACCCTACATTCTGATGGGTATTGGGATGTGTGTGAGTTGGAAGACGGATATACTGGCCCAGAGTTGCTTATAGCGTATGAGTCAACTACCCCAAATATAAAAGTTGAGGCAACAAGAGTTAAAGTAGATGATTTGGTCACAGATATTGGTGCTAACACAGTTAGCGAAACTGTTAAAAATCATATATCCATATTTCCGCTAAAAAATACACAGCACGGCAAGAGTTGGAAGACTGTTCATTTTGACTCAGTTGGTGTCCAAGGTAATGGGCAGTGGTTTATAGGTGGGCAAGATGGATATTTTATGAGAGCTCACAATGATACGTCAAAGTGGTTCTCAAGAAGAGCAGGTACTCCAAGAGGTCGTGCTGGTGGAGAATATGGTGATGCTTATGGTTTCCATACAAATGGAGCCCACGCTGGATTAGGAACTGCTGGTGATGGATATACTGGTCTTTTAGTACATAAGGGTGGTTTAATACAATCAACAACCGCAAATGGATTTGAGATCTATGATGAAACATCTGGAACGACAGAAGATTTATTAGGTATAGATTACAACCCACGCCAAGGAACACACGGCAGATTTGTTATAGTTGGTAGAAATGGAACTATATTAACTTGCGATGATTGTTATTGGGCAAATGCTGATGGTGGTGGAAATGTTACATTTACTGCTCAATCAGAGAACTTCTCAACAGCATTGTGGGATGTTAATGTTATGTCTGATTCTGATGATTGGACTGTGGTTGGTGAAGATGGATATTGTGTAGTTTCTTCTGATGGTGAGGTGTGGAGTAACGTTAATACTGGAGTAACGGAAGATTTAAGAGGGGTAACAAGTGATTCTGATTTAAGTCTTTGGGTTGCCGTGGGAACTGCTGGAACAATCATAACAGCTACTGATCCAAGTGGTACCTGGACACAAAGAACATCTGGTGTCACTACACACCTAAACGCTGTAGCATCGATAGGTTCTTGCTTTATTGCTGTTGGTGATGGTGGTGTTATATTAACTTCTGCTGATGGTATAACTTGGACTTCAAGGACGTCTGGGACCACAGAGAATCTAAATGGTATTGACGCTGACGCAACCAATGATGGTGTTGTTGTTTGTGGTGATAATAATACTGTATTAACTTCAACTGGTGGAATAGCTTGGACCTCTGTAACAACTGGATTAACTCGTTATATATTATCGTACCAAGATGCTAACACTGGGTATCCAGAAGTAGTAGCTATAGATTCTGATGGTTCTACTGAATTAATTCCACCAAAAATTGTAAATACTGGTGAGTACGATGAAGAAGTAATTAATTGTACTGGATGTATGTCTCCATTAACTTATCACGCATTAAGTACGCCAAGGCCAGTGTTTATGATTTCGCAAGAAACTTGGCAACCGTGGCCTGGAAATAATTATGTTATACATTTGTGGTATTCCTGGGGTGAGCTTGATTATATAACAAATAGAAGAACGTATCACTCTACTCTATTAGGAAAGGCTTTTGTTCACGATAATAAAGAACATGTTTTGTTAGGGCACGACTCTACGTTACAATCAACTTATTATCTATGTAACTTCTGGGTAAGGGCTGGTGCTATATATCCACAATTAGTAGCACACGTATTTCACGGAAGAGGTGGTCCATTTAGGATAAGTAATTTATCCCAATGTGTCTTAAATAGCGATAATGAATATATGTATGCTATGTTAAGACAGGATAGATTATTAAGTGATAATGCGGTATCTCGTTCTGTAAATGGATGTAGGTTTGACTTAACACCTGATGCATTGCCATCAACAGATATATCGCCTGGTCTTGAAATAGGTGGTGGTTATATTATGGGCTTTGACGGTAAGGTTCAAGAGTTAGGGTTTATGATGTTTCCAGAAGCAGATAATATTGTATTTAATGGAACTGATTCTACCGGTGGCTTTATGGATGATGGTACGAGATATTATAGATGGATATACGAATGGACTGATAGATTAGGGCAGATACATAGATCAGCTCCATCTAGTATAAAAGGCCCTGTTGTTAATTCTGAAGGTACAAGTACACAGGTAGCGGAGTTTGATGCCCAAAATTATCCATTTTTTGATTGGGAAAATAAGGGAACTTTAACACTTGTTACGTATAGAACAGTAGATGGTGCTGGTGAAGCTGGGCCATTTTACAGATCAACCTCAACAGATGTAATTCATCCTACAGGTGATAACACTGCGGTTTCTGAAGGCGATTCGGATGAAAGTATAGAAGACAATGAAATAATATATACAGCCGGTGGTGTTCTACCAAATGATCCTCCACCAGCATCAAAAATAATAGTCGCAAGAAGAAATAGAATATTTTTAGTTCCTATGGATGACCCAACTGTACTATGGTATTCTAAACCAAAGGAAGCAAATGTTGGATTTGAGTTTAGTGAGGCGTTCCAATACAGATTTGAGGAAGGTGGTGATATAAAAGCACTTGCTACCTTGGATGATAAAATTATAGTACTTAAGGAACGTATGATATTTTACTTTGCTGGTGAAGGTCCTAATTCTGCTGGTGAAGGTTCATTTACAACTACACTACCAATAGCTACGGATGTTGGTTGTATAAATAGTAATTCGGTTGTAACAACCAACCTTGGTATTATGTTTAAGAGTCATAAGGGTATTTACCTATTAGATCGCTCACTACGAGTTCATTATATAGGCTCACCAGTAGAGGCGTATAATGATTATGAAGTTAAGTCAGCGACACTGATAGAAGACAAAAATAGAGTTGTATTTACATTATCTGGCGGTCAACCAGCATTAGTATTTGATTATTTCCACGGTCAATGGTCTATATGGTTAAACCATAATGCTGTTGATGCTATTATTCACGATGGTAAATACACATGGGTAAACTCTAATGGTGTTGTTAAGCAAGAAACCACTGGATATACAGATGGTAATTTTGTTATTCCGATGAAGATAGAGACTTCTTGGATTAAAATTGCTAATTTAGCAGGGAACCAACGTGTATGGCGTATGGCTATAACTGGTGAGTTTAAGTCTCATCATACACTTACAGTTAAGATATATACTGACTACAATGATAGTACTTTACAACAAACATTAACATTTGACACTACTTCTGCATACGATAGTGGGAATCCACTACAGTTCCGCGGGCACATAAAGACACAAAAATGCCAAGCTATGAAGTTTGTTATAGAAGATGATAGTCAAGCTGGCACATTTGAATCTTGCACAATAACTGGTATAACATTAGAAGTTGGTCAAAAAGTTGGTGTTGTAGATTTACCACAAGATGAATCACTGTAATAGGAGTAAATAATGGTAATGAATGATATGATGGGGGGTAAAGCTCCCGGCTATCTCGATCAGGCTATTCTTAGAGCTTCACGGGAGGCGTTGGAGAGGGCTAGAGAAAGAAGGGGTAAATATATAAGTGACTGGCAAAACCAATATCTTGCTGCCACTATGGAAGGTAAGGTGCCAGTTCCATATGACCCAAACGCACAGGCTTTTGATATACCATCTGATTGGACTCGCGAAATGGATCACATAGCACGCTCACAGCAGATGAGAAGAGCAGCACAAGCACAGGCAGCACAAATAGCCACTGGCCCACAAGCAGAGTTTAGGCAAGCACAAACAGAATTGATGGGTATGCTTTCTGAAAGAGCTCGTGGTGAAGGTGAATCTGCTGCTGAAAGAATGTTGCGAGCACAACACGGAATAAATGTTGCTGCTGCGAGAGCATTAGCTGTATCACAGGCTGGTGTTAGTCCAGCATTAGCACAAAGACAGGCACAAGAGCAGGCGGGTCGTTCTGCTATGGGAACACAAGCACAGGCAGCGACACTACGTGCTCAAGAACAAGCACAAGCACAAGCGATGTTAGGGCAATATGCTGGGGCGGCACGAGGACAGGATATAGGTTTAGCTACATCCCAGGCTGGATTAGAACAACAGGCTGCTTTAGCTAATTTGCAAGCACAACAACAGCAGAGAGCTCTCAATGATCAGATGACACAATTTTATATGCAGCAAGGGTTTGGTAGAGATCAAGCACAAGCAATGGCAAATATGGCATTAGAGCAATTTAGAGGACAGCAGTGGTTAGGTGCACAAC